GTTATATATAAATATTACAAAGAGGAGTCTTTGATGGATTAATTAATAATTTTTACCTTGTGTACTAAAAAGATCAAAATCTTTGTACACTTTAGATTCTAGTTTGTCGACTCGAGAGTCGGTGTGTCGAACAACTTGTTCTTCAACACGGTTAATTTGTTCATATAAATCATTTCGGTAGCGTTCTACCTCATAATGTAATTCTCTAACGTTAGCATCTAACTCTCGTTGAGTGTTTTCCGTTTGTTTACGGATAATATTCATAGTCTTTAAGACCAAAAACGTTCCTACAACAAGTAATAAATCAATCACTGCAAGAACACCTAGAGTAAAAGATAGTGTTTCCATAGTTTTATTTATATTATATCAAAGAACTCCTCTTGTAATAATATAATATAAAAAAAGAGCTTGGCAACGCCAAGCTCAAATTTAAATTTATCTAAACTTTTATTAGTAATTCAAAATACAATAATCTGGTTGTACTGTCATTGAGATGTTTACAGCAGTACCATCATCATCCCAGTTATAATCTCCAAATGTTACGTCAGAAATTAATGCTCCTTTAACAATCCATTCAGAAACAATATCTCCAACAGGTCCTACAACATTAAATGTTAGATCCTTTTTATAGAAATCAGAGTAACCATCTCTACCTGTTACAGATTCGTGATGTAAACGTACCCATTCCATTACGGCTTGTGCACCTGAAGGGGTGATTGGGTCAAATAATGTGAATTGGATTGTATTCCATTTTGTCTTACCCTTAACATAACGTTGTACGTTAATGTGGTTAAGAGCAACAGGGGTTTGTGTTAATGATACAGCTCCCATTCCTTTTACTAAATATGATGGGATACCATCAATGTATAGGATGAACCTGTTGGTTTGCTTTGGTTCAAAAGCTGTGTAAAATATTTCGTTTGGATCTAATACTGCCATTTTCTGTTATATTAATGTTCTAGTTATAAATATTAGCTATTCTAATTTTTAAGCAGGAAACTCAGCTCCTGTTGGTTGTAAAATAAAATCTAGGTTGATAAATTCTGCTGTTCGTGTTGGTTGAATGTAAATTTGACCTACTAATTGGTTTCTATCAATTACATCAGGTGTATTTAATGTATCATCCATAATCACTTTAAACGCATATAATCCTTGTTTTTGTTTAATATCTTCTAAATAAGGGTTTACAGTTGCTAAGAATTTATTTCTAGTAGTGATTGAGTTTTGTTCAAATACTAAGTTATCTGCTGTTTGACCAATAAATGATTTTAATTCAATTAATAATCTTCTAACATTTACTCTATCAAGTGCAGATGCATCTTTTTGGAGTGTTTTTTGTCCAAATACTACAATTCCTTTTCTAGGGAAAGTTGCAATTGGGTTAATATTGTTAGCATATAATTCATCTCGGTTTGCTTGAGATAATTTATTTTTAGCTCTAAGTACAGATCCTAAACCACCTCTGTTAATACCTGCTGGGGCAAACCAAGGTGCAGCTACTTTATCTGTGTTAGCATAAACTCCTCCAATCATTGTTGAAGCAGGAACCCATACTCTTTTACCTGTTTCTGGGTCTTGGATTCGTAACCAAGGCCAATAAGTAGCAGCGTATGAATTATCTCTAGTTTGAGCTTGAGTTACAGCTTCAGCTAATGTTCCATCATATCCAACCATATCAACTACATAAATATTATCTCCACGTAATTGTGTGTTTGTGATAATTGAACTAATTACACCTGTATGTGTAGCAGCTGAGTTTAATAATCCTGGGGTAAGTAAGGTATTAAATGAGTAATCATCTTTGTTTGAAAGGAGATTAACCATATTAGTATAGTTACCTGAAGTTAATCCTTGGGTATCTGTATTGTCTATGTTTTCGTAAAAATTAGCTCCTCCTTTTACATCACCTGTTGCTCCACTAAATGAACCTGATCCGTTTTGTGGAATAGAAGCAGTATATGCTGGGACTGCTATTCCAGAATTATCTAAGTAATTAGGTGTTGGGGTTACATTTTTAACTCGTACATATCTTGAATTATTGGGGAATGAACCACTAACAATATCTACTTGGTTTTCTGTTGAGTTATAAGAAACTACTTGGTCTCCTATCACACTTGAAATAAATCGTGGAGAATTTGGATCTAAACTTACATTTGTAAATGATTCAATAACAACTTTTTTATTTGTTCTATCATTACCCTGACGAATTAATACATTAAATGTACCTGATCCTGTGTTTGAGTTTGTAATTTCCCATCTAACATTATCTAAAGATCCTGAAACTAAAGATCCATCAGCATTTAGTGCTCCTGAGTTATTCATGATAATTCCTTCAGAAAGGGTTTCTAAAGCAAATGAAGAAGAGGTAGCATCAATATAGTTTGAAATTGTTGTTGAAGTTGCAGAAGTATATGATCCTGTCACTACTCTAGCTACTAAAAGTGATTCGCCTCCATTATTAAAATAATTATATGCTGCAATTGATGTTAAATATGAATAAGTATCACTTCCACTTATAAGTGAACCCCCAAATCTATTTTTATAATCTGAATATGAGGTTACAACTATTGGAATTTCTACTGGTCCTTTAACTGTTGGTCCTATGATTGCTGCTCCTACTTTAACAGGAATAGGAGAAATAAATGTATTATCTATTTCATTAAGAGATACTCCTGGTGATGTTAAAAAGTTTGCCATTTTATATTAGTGATTAATTTTATTATAAATATTGGTTTTTTATTCAAAAGTTACTCCTGTTTGTGTAACATTAAAGTCTAATACTATAAATTCAGCTGTTCTTACAGGTTGGAGATATATAGCACCAACAAGTTGGTTATTATCAATTACAGTTGGTGTATTATTAGTTTCATCCATTACTACTCTATACGTGTACAAACCTTGTCTTTGTTGAACAGATGATAAATAAGGATTTACTTGAGATGTAAAATCGTTACGTGTTGCTACAGTATTTTGTTCAAATACTAATGAATCTGCAATTTGTTTTATAGTAGATTTTAATTCTATTAATAAACGACGTACATTTACTCTATCTAAAGCACTTTTCTTTTTCTGAAGTGTTTTTTGTCCAAATACTGTTACTCCTGAGTTAGGGAAAGTAGCAATTGGGTTGATATTTGCTTCATATAAAGTATCTCTATTTCCTTGGGTTAAAATTCTTTCTGCTTTAATTACTGTAGGTAAAGTTCCACGAGTAATTCCTGCTGGTGCTATCCAAGGTTCTGAAATTGAATCTGTAAAAGCATAGATACTTGGCACCATTGTTGAAGCAGGTACCCAAACTTGTTGTCCCGTATTAGGATCTAAGGTTTGTAACCAAGGCCAATAAGTAGAAGCGTATGAATTGTTTACAGTAGATGCTTCACTTACTACTTCCGATATATTAGCGTTGTAATCTAACATATCTACTATAGCCATAGTATCACCTCTTTCTTGACATTTTGTAATTAAAGAATTTACTACAGAAGCATGAGAAGCAAAATCTCTAACCAATCCAGGTGTTGAAATATATTTAAATTGATATTCGTCTTTATTAGAAAGAAGATTTATTGCTTGTGTATAGTCTGAAGCTATTAAACCTTGTGAGTTAGTATTAGTTATATTATCATAGTATTTTCCTTCTGTTGCTGGGATATTAGTTCCTGTTGCACTACCAAATGAACCACTTGAAGCTATTGGAATTGATGAAGTAAAGGCAGATACTGGGTCTCCTGAATTGTCTATATAATAAGGGGTTTTTCTGTTTACTTGTTTAACTCTTATATATCTAGATTGGTTTTGATAATTACCAGAGAGTTGAAGAAAGGTATCAGAGCCATCAGTTGCTATTGTTGTGGTTTGATTACCTATGACTTTTTCAATATAATTAGGGGTTGTTGGATCTAGTGTTAAATTATCCCATGTTTCTAATACCACAGGAGAAATTCTATCATCATCTCCTCTACGAACTAGTAAAGTAAAAGTACCTGAAGAGGTGTTAGGGGAGACGATTTGCCATCTTATATTATCTGAGGAGCCTGAAGGGAGGGAATTATCTGCATTTTCTGTAGAATCACTATTCATAATTATTCCTTCAGATAGGGTTTCAAGTTCAAATATTGTTCCTAATGTTCCATCACTACCAGAAATAAATGAGCTAGTAGCAGGTGTAAATGAACCACTTGTAACACGTGTTACTAACAATGAAGTTCCTCCTCTATTAAAGTAATTATATGCTGAAATTGAGGTGAAATAAGTATAGTTTTGGCTTCCACTAATAAAAGAAGTACCAAACTTATTTACATATTCAGAATAAGTTGTTACAATTGTTGGTCTTTCAACAGGTCCTTTTACTGTAGGACCAATGATAGCAGCCCCAGCTTCAATAGGTTGTTGAGTAATAAATGATTGATCATTTTCAACAGTTAATACTCCAGGGGATAATATAGTTTCAGCCATTTAATGTATTTTATTTATAAATATTTAAGAGTTTTGGTCTATTTTAGAAAACTCACCTGTTTCGACATTTAATGAAATATCGCCATATTTTTCTTTTATAGATTTTGTGAAAGATAGTTCTTTTGTTTGAGTTTCTTTTAGAGTTTTTTTAACATTTTCGTATCTTTCTTCTATTTGTATTTTAATAATTTCAATTTCACCTAATTCAAATTGGAGGTTTTGAAAGTCTTGTTGTAATAAACGTAGTGTTTCTAATTCCTCTTTAGTTAAAACATTTTTTTCTGTAACAATTGGCATATTTTTTATTTTTATAAATTTAAAATTTAATTAACTTACTGTCCATTCACTTCCTGTTGATGTGTATATTTGTACATTCCAACCTGATGAATATCCAGTTAATTCAACCTTAGTATCAGGATATGGTTTTCCAGCATTTGATTGGATTAGAGATGAAGCAGATATAAATTGGCCTGTTCCTCCTTGGGCACCTAAAATATTTCCATACATCTTTCCAGCAGTTTGTTGTAATCTAAAATCAGCACTTGCTCCAGGAGTAGGATTTGTGAATAAAATAGTATATTTTGTTGGAATTAAAGGAGTAGTATCTAAAGACAATCTAACATCATTTACCCCATCTTGTCCTAAATCTACTAATAAAGTTCCTCCAGCATAAACAACATTCTCGATTGCAGTATTTACTGCTGAGCTATTATCTACAGATGTGTATGGAGAATAAAAGTTATCTCCATTAAATGCTACACTTCCTGTTACTATTAAACTACCTGAGATTATGGCTGATCCTGTATATGGGAAGGAAACACCTCCCTCTCCTGCATTTAAGGCATATGAAGCAGTAATAGCATGAGATGAAGTAGTTGCATAAGATGAAGAAATTGCTGTTTGTGATAGTAGAGCATTTAAGGCATATGAAGCAGTAATAGCATGAGATGAAGTAGTTGCATAAGATGAAGTAGTTGCATAAGATGAAGAAATTGCTGTTTGTGATAGTAGAGCATTTGTTGAATATGATGCTGTACCATTCATTGTTGTTCCACTCCCTAAAATTAAGGAACCTGATATAGTAATATCATAGGCTTCAGTGCCTGTAAAAGCATCTATAGATTGGGTCACATGCCATGTTTCGACAGTATTTCCTGTGGTTATTCCGATTTTTGATAGAGTGCTAGCCATTTATTTTTTATTATAAATATTAAAGATATTTGAATGTATTATAAATCTAAAATATTTTTTAATTGTTGGATTTGTTCTAGTGTTAAGTTTGTGAAATCTAAATTACTCATATTGGTATCTGAGTTTATATTTGGATCTTCAAAAACAATTTCCCTAGATATTCTATTTTCAATAGTTGCCTGTTCTTCAGTTTGACAATCATGTACATCTACATGCCAACTATCTTGACCATTTCCTTGTAATTTGTATGTATATTTTGTTATCATTATAGTTCTAATTTAATTCCTACTCTAAATTGTACTGCAGTTGGGTTAGTGGTAAAAGTAGGGGTCTCTATGTTTACGAAAGTTCTACCAGCATTAATAGATATTGATAAACCTGTAATTATAAATTCTTGATGTCTGCTAGTTGCAGTTACAGTCGATGACAATGTGTTACTTGTTGCTCCACCATCGGATAAAAAATTAACTGTTATATTTTCACCACTA